GGGCGGTCCTCTGTCTAAATGCTTTTGGAACAATAGGGAGGAAGGACATGAAGCTGTACAAAAAACGATGGTTGATACCATTGAAAGGTTCCAATCTATCTTTGGAGATCGTTTCTACTGTGAACTTCAGTGGAACTCTATCCCCGAACAACATGAAATTAATAAGCACATTATTGAGGCCGCTGGCAAAACAGATTGCCGAATGGTTTCAACCGCCGATAGTCACTACCCTACGCCAGATACTTTCAAAGATAGAGAACTCTACAAGCAACTAGGGTGGCTTGGCAAGTCTAAGCCCGACTATGCAGACAATAGCTTGCCCGAAAGCCGGGACGAGCTAAAATATGAACTATATCCAAAAAACGGCACCCAGATGTGGGATGCCTATAAACAATACGCAAAACAATGCGAGGTAAATTATGACGACGAAATGGTACGAGAGAGTATCAAAGAAACTTACAGAATTGCTCATGAGCTTATCGACAGCTATTATCCTGATAGTACTGTTAGGCTTCCTGATTTTGTGGTCCCTGATGGACATACCGCCGATCAGGAACTTTCTAAGTTATGTGGTGAAGGTATGCAAGAGCGACAACTCGACAACAGACCAGACTACGTTGAACGAATAAAAGAAGAACTACAGGTTATTCATGACCGTGGCTTTTCAAAATACTTTTTAACGATGAAGGCAATAAGCGATGAGGCAACTAAAGTTCAACTTGTCGGTGCTGGCCGCGGCTCTGCTGCTGGCAGTCTTGTTGCGTATGTACTTGGTATCACAGGGGTTGATCCATTAAAATATGGGCTGTTGTTTAGTCGCTTTCTTAGAAAAGATACTAAAGACTATCCTGATATCGATTATGATGTCAGCGATCCGATGGAGGTTAAGGAGCTTCTAATTAAGAAGTGGGGTGAAAACACAGTTGTTCCCATTTCTAATTTTAATACGCTGCAACTTAGATCTTTGATTAAAGACATATCTAAGTTTTACGGAATTGATTTTTCAGAAGCCAACAAAGTAACCTCTGTTATGATTAAAGAGGCAACCCCTGTTGCAAAAAAGAAGCATGGAATTACCGCGGGTGTTTACTCGCCTACTTTTGAGGAGGTAAAAGAATACAGTGAAAGTCTTAAACAATTTCTTAAAAAATACCCACACGTTGCTACGCACGTTGATCGACTATATGGGCAGGTTAGAAGTGTCAGTCGTCACGCTGGCGGGGTGGTTATTGCTGACGAACTAAACAAACACATGCCGTTAATTAACAGTGGGGGAGTACGGCAGACCCCATGGAGTGAGGGACAAAATGTTAGACACCTTGAGCCTCTTGGCTTTATCAAGTTTGATATACTCGGACTTGCATCATTACGAATGGTTGAGGATTGCATCAAGCATGTTCTTCGGCGGCATCATGGTGTACAGGATCCTAGTTTTAACGATGTCAAAAAGTGGTACGATGAAAACTTAGATCCAAATGTTTTGGATTTGGACAACCAAGCCGTTTATAAGAACATCTTCCACAAAGGTAAGTGGGGTGGTATATTCCAGTTTACTGAAGGTGGAGCGCAGGGGTTCTGTAGAAAGGCCAAACCAACGAGTATCATTGACATTTCAGCCGTCACATCAATTTATCGACCGGGGCCCTTGTCGGCTAAGGTTCATAACCATTATGTGGCAGCTAAAAGAAATCCGCAAAATATTAAATATGTACACCCCTTAGTCAAGGAAGTTACTAAGGAAACTCACGGTTTTCTTATTTTCCAAGAGCAGATCGCTTTGCTCGCTCACAAGCTGGGTAAGAACCTTACGCTTGATGAGGGGAACATGCTTCGCAAGCTATTGACAAAGAAAGGAACAACAGGTAAAACCTATGAAAAGAAAAAGAAAATCTATGACAAGTTTATTGAAGGGTGCGTGGAAAAGAACCTGCGGCGCGATCAAGCCGACCAACTCTGGCAAACCTTTGAGTACTTCTCAGGTTATGGTTTTAATAAGTCCCACGCAGTCAGCTATTCTATTCTTAGCTATCAGTGTGCCCATCTTCTTAACTACTATCCCGCTGAGTGGTTGGCGGCTTTTTTGGACAAAGAGCCAGAAGCAAAAAAGTCAAAGGCAATATCCATCGCAAGAAGTCTTGGATATAATATCCGAATGGCCGACATAAACACGTCGGGCAAAGTGTGGGAAATCGATGGTAAAACGCTGGTGCAGCCCCTCTCTTCCCTTAAGGGTGTGGGAGATGCGGCCATTGATCAGATCATAGCACATCGACCATTTAACACTGTTGAAGAGCTTTTGTTTAACGAAGACATCGTTTATTCAAAGCTAAACAAAAAGGCGTTGGATGTCATGATTCGCGGTCAGGCAATGAATAAGCTAATGGACGATCGGTTCACTGGGCTTAAACACTTTTGGTCTGCTGTTGCAGTGGATCGCCCCAAGACAGAGAAGAAGCTCATTGAAAATATTGAACTATATAAACCAGAAGGCGACTTTTCAACAGAAGAAAAAATAGAATACATTTCAAGCTTGACGGGCATTTACCCATTAGAGTTAGTAATTGACGATGAAAAGATTAAAAAGTTTGAAAAGTTAAAGATTCCGGCGCTTGGTGAGTTTGACACTGCTTTGAAGATTGCGTGGTTTATTCCTCGTGAAGTCATTCCAAAGAAGACAAAGCATGGCAAACTGTACTGGATTATTAAAGTTGTTGATAATAATGCAGCCACAGATATTAAATGTTGGGGCGTAAGACCTCAGACAGACCATATTAAGATTAACACTCCTTATATTGCCAAGTTGGACTACAGTGAGATATGGGGTTTTAGCACTCGATCAATAAAACATAACTTTAAAGTGTTACATTAAAAAGTAATATAGGGTTAATAAGCACTATTTATTGTGTAGAACGGAGATAAAAAAATGGTTGCACCTTTCATTAAAAGAAGAAAACGAGCTATGGTTGAAGCTGCAAAGAAGGCAGAAGAAGAAGCCGCAAAGAAGGCAGAGAAGGTTGTTGAAGAGACCCCCAAAGCGCCAAAAGTAGAATCAAAGCCTAAAGCTGCGCCCACACGCAACTTAACGCGCAAGCCTAAAGCTGCGCCCAAAGTAGAACCTAAAGTTGAAAAAAAGTATAAAAAAGTTTTAAAACCTAAAGTTTATAACAAGTAAATAAAAAAAATTCGCTTTTAAAGCCCTGATTTTTTAATCGGGGCTTTTTTTAATTGACATCGCTTCTAAAATTGTGTATTATAAACATATGCTTTGGAGGCAAAATGAATTTAAGAGTTTATAAAATTAGAGAAGATGCGAAACTACCAGTTCGCGCACACGCTGCGGATGCTGGAATAGATTTATTCTATTGCCCAAATCGTGTGCATGCTATGTATGGCAGCGATTATTGCGTCCATCCTAGTGAATCAAAGATTGTTCCCACTGGAATAAAAGTTGAAGTTCCTTACGGCTTTATGCTAGAGATTAAAAACAAATCAAGCGTGGCAGCAAAGAAACAATTGCTTGTCGGCGCGTGTGTGGTTGACAGTGGCTACGATGGCGAAGTATTTGTTAATCTGCATAACGTAGGCGATGCTGCGCGCACCATTCAGCCGGGACAAAAAATAGCACAAGCCATATTAATTCCTGTTGAGCCATGTGTTGTTGTAGAATGTACAACAGACACTTTAAATGAAAATTCCACCCGAGGTGCAGGCGCGCTAGGAAGCACTGGAGACCGATGAAAGTATATAAGATACAAGAAAAAGATTTTGAGAACAAAGTTATAAAAAGCAAAATACCAACAGTGGTTAAATTTGGTTCAGATTCATGCCACCTATGTGTGGCCCTTAAGCCTGTTTTTAAAGAAGTCGCTCAAATCTATTCTGGTCAATTTAAATTTTATGCAGTAGACACTTCTGAGTGTCCAGACCTACAAGAGACATATATTGAAAATGGAATTCCGACCATCTATATTTTCTTTAATGAGAGGCCCCACCTCATTCCAGACCCAACTGAACCTGATGATGATTGTTGGTTTGGGAAAAATTATATTATAAAGCATCTTAATGAATTTGTAGAGGGGGAAATTTTGTAATGGGTTCTACACACGATTTAGATCGACACCAGAAACAGCTTTTTGATTCGACCAAAAGAAACTTAAATAAAGAATTTTTAGCTTTTGATGACGTGTTGCTTATTCCCCAACATTCAGAAGTAGAAACTAGGAGCGATGTCAATCTGGGGCAAAAGCTAGATTCTAATATTAAGCTAGACATTCCCATTATTTCCAGCCCGATGGACACAGTAACAGAAATGGAAATGGCTTGTGCCATGTCTGATATGGGAGGGCTGGGGATTCTCCATAGGTACAAACCCTTGATGAAACAAGTTGAGATGGCATTTCATTGTCATGAAAAAGGAGTGAAGAACGTCGCTGCAGCCATTGGAGTTACCGGCGATTATTTAACCAGAGCCGAAGCCTTAGTCAATATTGGAAAGGCAAAGATACTTTGCCTAGATGTCGCCCATGGTCACCATGTCTTGGTAGAGCGCGCATTAAAATCTTTGAAGGATATTTATGGTAAGGGCGTGCACCTAATGGCAGGTAACGTCGCCACCTTGGAGGGCTTTAATGATTTGGCTGATTGGGGCGCTGATAGTATTAGATGTGGCATTGGAGGTGGTAGCATTTGTACTACAAGAATACAAACGGGGCACGGCGTTCCGGGGCTTGAGACGATATTTGACTGCGCCCAATCAGACAGAGATGCAAAAATCATCATTGACGGCGGTATTAAAAATTCGGGTGATATTGTTAAGGCTCTTGGCGCTGGCGCTGATTTCGTCATGTTGGGATCACTTATGGCAGGTACTACTGAATCTCCCGGGCAAGTAATAACTTATACAGACGGGAGCAAACGTAAGGCTTATCGCGGCATGGCTAGCAAGAAAGCACAGGAAGAATGGAGAGGGAAGTCTGCCGCGCCAGAGGGCATCGCGACAACCGTTCATTATAAAGGCTCTGTTAAATATATAATAAAAGACTTGGTCGGTGGTATTAAGAGCGGCTGTTCTTATTCGGGTGCCTTTAATTTAAAAGAGCTAAGAGGGAATGCTGTCTTTTGCCGACAAACAAACGCTGCTACTTTTGAAAGTTCAGCACATATTTTGAAACGATGAAGTATAAAGAAATAATATTTTTGGTTCATGAGAAGGTCCATGCAGATCTTAAAGTCAGATTGATCTACGACAAGATCCCAATGACCAAGTTCGTCAGGACATGCGCCATGGCCTATTTAAATAATGATAAAAGAATTGTACAATTAATAAATGAACAAAAAGAAAAAGACAAGGTAGACAACAAACAAAAGCGGGCGGTAAACATAAAGTTGGCAGCAAAAGGCGAAGAGCTTTCAAAAACGTTTGGGCTAACAGAAGAAGATGTGAAGGAATTATATGATGTTATTGAGGATAAATAAATGAATGAGTGCACCGAAGTATGTAAAAAGAACAACAGCCCATGCCGGCAGTCTGAATGTCGGTTGTGGGTAGACTATTCATCAGACTTAAATTGCGTGGCCGTGTCTATTGAAAAGCACGGCCAACTTACTTTGAAAGAAGCTGCCAAAAGATTGGGTGTTTCCCATGTAAGAATAAAACAAATCCAAGATAAGGCTCTTAAAAAGATTAAAAAGTTTATTTAAGAAGTATTTATACTAAGGTGGTGGCGGCCATGAAACGTTATGAGATTAAATTTATTAATGAGAGTGCGCAGCCAAAGAGGCTTATAGTGGAGATTGATACTCATAAGGAACTATTGCGCTGGATCAGTCTGTTAAAGAAGGTTGAAGCAGCAAAAAAAATATCTTATAGGGAAAAGGCCAACCTTATTTAAAAGGAACTATTTGTTTTTAAACACTATTTATAATGACATCCACAGAAATGTTTTAAGGAGTGCGGAACATGTCTAGCAAGAACCTATTAGAAGAAGCCACTGTCAGAAAGTTTATGAAGTTGGCCAACATCGATCAATCATTACGTGAAAACTTTACGTCCAATCTTCCGTTAGAAGAAGATACCTCTCTTGACGAGAGGGCTGCTTTCAAGCGCGGTGAAGAGACAGAAGGCGGCGGCGTCGCTTCTTGGTCAACACAGAAGACCCGAAGCAGAGATCGCCAGCAGCAAGATGAGACGACAACCGCACTTGATGAAACAGAGATTGAAGAAGCTGGATGCCCAGCAGGCGAGATGGAAGAGGTTAGCTTGGATGCGCTTACAGAGGAAGACCTAGACGCTTCTGAAATTGATATCTCCGAAGAAGATGCAAGAGCACTTATGCGTATCGCCAAAGCACTAGAGGCTGCTCTGGGCGTTGAAGAAGAAGAAGAAGAAGAGGATATCGAAATCGAAGAGCCCGAAGAAGAAGAGGATATCGAAATCGAAGAGCCTGAAGAAGAGGAAGAAATCGAGATTGGCCCCGAAGGCGAAGAGGCTGAAGAAGAAGAGGAAGAGGAAGAGGAGATAATGCAAGAGGCGATAGTTAAGAAGATTGCTGCCCGCGTTGCTCAGAGGCTTTTAAAAGAAAAACAATAAAAAAACACTAAATAGAAAACGCTTCACTTTTATTAAGTGAAGCGTTTTTTAATTTAAGTTAATTAACTTCAAAAATTTTATTATAATCTTTATATTCAAAGGGGTTAATATGAAAAAACATTTTTCTAGCAATGAAGAGTTACACGAAAAATTTTTAAACGGAATCAACAAACTAGCCGATATTGTTTCTTCGACTTTAGGCCCGAAAGGAACAAATGTGGTACTGCGCGCAACTGATGGTGCTCCCGTTGTTACAAAAGACGGCGTAACCATCGCGAATTTTATAAGTTTTGAAGATCCGTTCGAAGATGTGGCGGCTCAAATTATTAAGCAAGCTGCTGCAAAGACGGCAGAAGAGGCTGGTGACGGCACAACGACTTCAACTGTGTTGGCCCGAGTGCTGATCCACAAAGCACACAAATACATTAAAGCTGGCTTGTCAACTACACAATTAAAAAATGGAATGGAAAAGGCTTTGTATGATATTGTTGAATACTTACGAAGCAATTCAAAACAAGTCTCTTCTATTGATGACGTAAGGCATGTTGCAACCATCTCAGCCAATGGGGATGAGGCGATAGGAGAAATGATTGCAACCGCTGTAGATAAGGTGGGCATGGATGGTGTTGTCAACATTGAACCTTCTCGTTCGAACCAGACAATAGTTGATATTGCTGAAGGGTTTAGTTTTAATTCGGGATATGTTGCCAACGCTTTTGTTACAGAAGATAGAAAGCAAACGGCAAATTATAACAATTGTTTATTATTCATTACGGACCACAAGCTGGCAAGCGTAGAGCCAGTTTTGCCAATTTTAGAATTGGCGGCTAGAGAAAACCGACCTCTTATTATTGTAGCAGAAGAGATTGAAGGCCAGCTATTAGCTTCTTTAATTATGAATACCGTAAGGGGGTCTATGAAAATTGTTGGAATAAAAGCTCCTTTCTATGGGGAAGAACGACGTAGCCTTTTAAAAGATCTGGCGCACGTCACAGGCGCCAAATTCATGTCGAGGGATTCAGGTGTTTCATTTGATCAATTTGTGCTAGCCGATTTTGGGAAGGCGGAAAACATAGAAGTCAAAAAGAATCAAACCATTGTAGTGGGAGGCAATTCTTCTTATGATGCAATAGAAGAAACAATGGTGTCTCTTAAAAAACAAATAAAAGAAACAGAAGAGTTAGAAGAGTGCGAATTAATTCAACAACGCATTAATCGATTGGCTG